TTTCTCCTGATTTTTTAACTCTTTCTATACTTTTTAACTGACCTAAAACATTAAACACTTCAGGTTGTGATGATCCTGATGTTAATGTCTCTGCTTTGTTTTTCATAATCATATGATAAGAATCTAGCTGGTGTCTATTAACATCTTTAGTATCAAACGTACCATCATCAAATTCTTTTTTTAATGTAGACCAAAGTTTAATTTCTCTCATTCTATCTCTTGCAACAAGCTGCATATTAGCTAAACCATATCTAGCTTCATCAAGATCTATTTTATATTTTTCTAATTTATATTCATCTTGTTCTGTATCAATTTTTTTCTCTAACCATTTAAGTTTAGCTTCTGATCTTCTACAGTCAAATGAAAGACTCATTAAGTTTTCTAAAAATACGTTTTGTTCTCTAACACACTGCCAATATTTTGCAGCTTTTGTTGGGTATTTCATATCTTGTAAAACAGACATTCTCATTTCTGTCTCTGTTCTAAATACTTGTTTCTTGGTCCAAGTATCTCTAAGCTCTGATGTCATAGCTTTAAACTCTTTTACATCTTCCGGATCTAATAAGTTATTTAAGCTTGGTGCTTCTTTTTCTATAAGTGCATGTATATTTCTTTTTTCTGTCATAATAATCCTTTCATCCAGCAATATATACTTTATTAACTAGTTGTCAATGTTTTAGAGTTTACCGCTGTTGATTCAACAGTGTATTCTTCCGTTGCAGTAAGATATCCAGGCCCATAACCACCACAACCAATAGCATTAGCCGTTGTAGATCCTTTTCCACCTCTTTGACCAACTTGTGCTAATGTAGCGTTTGTTGAAAAACTTGTTCCATCATACGTTTCAGCTTGTGCTGCTACTGCATAAGGCGCTCCACCACCTGCTATAATAGAATCTGTTACTGTTCCAGCAACAAGGTGTTGTCCACCATGATTTATATTCATATTATTATTTGCAGTCCAAGATGAACCATCATAATCATAAGATGCATTATTTACTGCAGGATCTTGTTGTCCACCAAATACAACAGCAGCAGTGGTAACTCCTACACCATCCATGTAATTTGCTTTAAATGGTGCTGCTCCTCCTGCTGTCCAATTTGTTCCATCATATTCTTGTGATGCAGTTGAGTAAGTTCCGACTGATCCAGGTGGTATTAAACCTCCAACTATAATTGAAGCTGTTTGTGTTCCTGCGCCACATTTTCTGTAAGCTACTTCAGGACAGTCAGTTACTTCTGAATAAGATGTTCCATCATACTCTTCTGTATTTCCATAATAAACTTGTGGAGATGGACTTACAGCTGGGTTTCTACCTGTAGTAACTAATCCTGCTGTTTCTGTTCCAGTTCCAAATGCGTTAAACCTTGCAGTTCCTAAATTATTTCCTTCACTCCAAGATGTTCCATCATAAGTTTCTGAATCTGCTATATTGTTAGCACTAGGTGGTACCGCAGCTTTTTGTCCTCCACAAGCTACTTGTGAAGATTTACCTGAACCAAAAAAATTACCACCATATCTACCATTTCCCATAGCACCACCTGTTGAAAATGCTGCGGCTGTAATTGTGTTTATTGATATGTTAAATTCTTCTGTTGCACCTGTGACACTTCCTGTAGTTCCTCCAAATGCAAGTGATTGTGAATTTGGAGATACCATTGCGCCTGCAATTCCTCCTCTTGCAGTAGCTAAATCTCCTGTTTCAGTAAAACTAGTTCCATTATAAGTTTCTGTTTTTGCTGATACAGAAGGTTCTGTTCCTCCAAAAACTAATCCTGCAGTTGTTATTCCTGAACCTCCAAGACCTTGTCTACCTGTATTTAAGCTCCCACCTGTTGTCCAATTAGTTCCATCGTATTCAAAATTTCTAGTATTAAAGTTAGTATTATTTCCTCCAACTATATTAGCTGCGGTTTGTAGTCCAAAACCAACTGCATATGAAAAAGCCGTAGGCATTGAAGTAACATTAGTCCACGAAGAACCATCATATTCTGCAACAGTAGATTTATTAGTAGGAGGAGAATCTGAAGCACCGCCTGCTGCTACTGCAGCAGTTTGAGTTCCAGTTCCAAATATTGCATAATTTCCTTCGTTTAAATTTCCCCCATTTGTCCAAGAGGAACCGTCATATTCTTCAGTTGCATCCTCGGCAGGTACACTAGGTGCTTCTCCACCAAAAGTTAAACCTGCAGTTTGTGGACCGCATGCTGCGTTAAAACCTCTAGCAACATTTAAATTACCACTATTAGACCAACCTGTTCCATTATATTCTTCTGTTTTATTACTATGAGGAGGTATAGTTCCTCCACAAGCTAATCCTGCAGTTTGAGTTCCTGCTCCACCCAAATATTGTCTTGCAGTTGTCATAGAAACACCGCTTGACCAAGTTGAAGATGCTACAACAGTCTTAAGAGTTCCAGACGTAGAGTTAAACCACACCTGTCCCTCATAGCTAGAATCTAGCGTAGGGTCAGACGAAAACGTCTCTACTCGCTTACCATGTATTTCTTCGTATGTAGCCATTTAAAAATTCCTTATGGAAGAGTTACATCACTAGGTCTGTCATTTGGAAACTTTTCATCAGCAGGTAAAGCATCCCAAGCCGCTTGTGCCGCTTGAACTTCAGCGTCAACTAAAGCTTGTGCTTCTGCTTTTGTTTTTTCCACACCGTTCTTTTCAGCTAACCACAAAGCGCCTTTTTCGTTGTTACCAACGACCCAGACGTCTGCAGGATAACCTCTAAGAAAGAACGCTCTTCTGTCTTCAGCAGTAAAGAATCCTTTTCCAGTGTTTGTTGCAGTACCATATATAAATAGTGCCATATTTCCTCCTTTTAATATTTGTATACCATAGTTTTTAACTTGTTGTAATAGTTTTTACGTTCACAGCTGTTGTTTCTCCAGTAAACTCTTCTGTTGCATTTGAATCAGCTGTACCGGTATAACCACCTGCAATTAAACCTGTTGTTGCACCAGAAGTTGATTGTAAACCATTTGATTGACCTCTTGCTGTTGAAATACTTGGTCTTGATGACCATGTTGATCCATCATAATGTTCTGAACTTGTTAACTCTCCTGTTGGTGGAGTAGATCCACCTGTTATTAATGCGGCTGTTTGTGATCCATTTCCTGAAGCAGAAAATGCTCTAGCAACATTCATAGCTTGACCAGATGTCCAATTAGTTCCATCATATTCAAAAGTTGTTGTAATACCAACTGTTCCAGGAACCATTCCTCCAGATACTAATCCTGCTGTTTGAGTTCCCCAACCTGTTGTAGATGCTGTTGCTGTTGGAAGTGCGTTTGGGGCAGCTGTCCAATTAGTTCCATCCCATTTTTCAACTGCTGCATTATACGTACTTACTCCAGGAGGAGTAAGACCAGCTACAGCTACCGCTGCAGTTGAAGTTCCAAAGCCTGAAAAATCTCTTCTTCCAGTTCCTAAATCATTTACCTCTGACCAAGATGTTCCATTATATGATTCTGTTTCAACACTATTTGTTGTTCCAGGGTTTTCTCCACCAAATACTATTGTTGCTGTTTGAGTTCCTGCTGCAGCTAATTGATTTCTTGCAGTGTCCATATTATTTTGTTCTGACCATGAAGTTCCATCATATTCTTCTGTATCATTTGTTCTAGGAGCTTCTCCTCCTGACGCTAACGCTGCAGTTTGAATTCCAGAACCTGCTCTAGTTCTTAAAGAGTTAACCATATTTCCACCACTAGCCCATGCTGCGGCGGTAATAACATTTGTTGATGAATTAAATTCTTCTACAACTGCAGTTGGTGCAGTTGACATTCGTCCACCTGCTATAATTCCATTAGTGCTACCATCACTTATTCCTGCTCCATATCTAGCTGTACTGAGAGTTGCACTAGTAGAAAAACTTGTACCATCCCATCTTTCTGCAACTGCTGCAGGAGAGTATGGAGTACCACCCATTATTAAACCAGCTGTATTAGTCGCTCCTGTTCCACCAGCTCCGGATCTTGCTTTTGCTGTATTTAGACTAGGACTAGTAGTCCAATTTGTTCCATCATAAGCCAAAGCAGTTGCCATTACACTTGGAGCATTACCACCACAAACTATGCCTGCTGTTTGAGTTCCAAAACAATTTGCAGATGCTCTAGTTGCAGGCATTGCTGTAACTGTTGTCCAATTTGTTCCATCATATTCTTCAGTTGCATTTAAATATGTGCTTGTTGATGCAGCAAAACCACCTACCATAGCAGCCGCTGTTTGAATTCCAAAAGATTGTCTTGTTCTTCCAGCAGTATTAGCTGCATTAACAGATGTCCAAGTTGATCCATCATATTCGAAAGTAGCATTTGTATCTCCAGAGGTACCATTTGTTGGTCTTCCTGCTGCAGAGGCTCCTGCTGTTTGTGTTCCAAAACCTGTGTTAGAATATAAAGCAGTTCCAATTGCACCACCTTGTGAAAAACCTGAACCATTCCATTCTTCTGTAGAAGTAGAAAATCCACCAGGAGTATTACCAGCACAAAATAAACCTGCAGTCATTGTGCCAGCACGTTGATAAGTTGATTTAGCAGTTGGCAAAGGTGTAGCAGATATAAATGCATCTAATTGAATAACACTTCTAAATGTATCTGTTGATGAATTGTAAAAAATTTCTCCAGTAGTAGTTGGATCTGAAGATACGTCTCTAACTGCTTCTCCGTGTAATTCTTTATAAGTTGCCATAATTAACTCGTTGTTACCGTTTTAGTTGCTAATGCTGCTCCTGTAAACTCTTCTGTGTTGTTAACATTAGCACTACCATTATAACCTGCAGATGCAAGACCACTCGTGTTATTTCCTGATGTATTGGTATCTCTTGCAGTGCCTAAAACTCCTGTGTTAGAATATGAAGTTCCATCAAAAATTTGACAATTAGTTGTAACATTAGAAGCATCAGTTCCTCCAGATAATAATGTGCCTGAAACTCCCGCAGAAGCTAAACTCATACCATATGCATTTCTCTTAACTTCTGTTAAAGCTGAACCAGCTGTCCAGTTTGTACCATCATAAGATGATGAAGTTGATAATACTCCACCTCCCGGTGTATTTCCTCCACTCGCTAAACCAGCAGTTTGTGATCCTGAACTACCTTGGTTAGATCTATCCGTATTTAAATTGTTACCTGCTGTCCAAGACGAACCATTCCATTCTCCAGTAAAATCATAATCTCCGGTTCCACCGCAAGTTACCGCCGCAGTAGAGGTTCCAAATCCACCATTACCTTGATTACCAACTGGCACTGTTGGACCAGATGTCCAAGAAGAACCGTTCCAACTGCCTGATGAAGTTCTATTTGCACCTGCTGGGCCATTTCCTTGAAACGATACAGCAGCTGTTTGTGTTCCTCCAATACCACCAAAAAACTTTGATTCATAAAAAGTTGGACCTGATGACCAACTTGTTCCATTATATGATTTTGTAGTATCTGTTGTAGCACTTATATAACCCCCTGCATAAATAGTTGCGGTTTGAGTTCCTGTTGAGTAACCTGATCTTCTTGAATCTGGAAAATTATTACTAGCAGCCCAAGAACCAGCTTGGGTTAATTCTACTTTTAAAGTTCCAGATGTAGAGTTATACCACATTTGACCCTCTATTGGATTTGAAGGATCAGAAGTAACTTTTTTAATCTTCTGACCTACTATGGATCTATAAGTAGCCATTGATCTCCTTAATTATTCTTTAAGAGCCAACCTTGTGTGCTGTCTACATAGACTAAAGTATTTGCTGCTCTTTCTGTTGATACTGTTAAAGGATCTGTTGATCCTGCAATTTTTTCTGTTCCGTTTTGATCAATTGTTAAAGCATTAGAATCAAAAGTTCCTGCATAATCTATAAAAGATACTTCATCACCTATACTACCTGCAGGTAAATCCATTTCTATTGCACCAGATGTTGTATTAATAAAATAACCTTCTCCAGCTACTGCTGTAAATGTAGAAGTTTTTACTGCTTGCCATGATGTACCACCTGATACTTCAGCAAAAGATAATTGTCCAACACCCGTTGTACCTGAACCAGATACTGAAGCTACTTTTAAAAATCTGTCTGCTGTTACGTTTCCAGTTGGAAATTTTAATTCGTATGATTGCCCTGAACTGTGTGCGGGACTGGTCAGCTTAATCCCATGCGAATTATTTTCACAGTTGAGCTGAATTGAGCCTGGATTTGTTGCACCAAGAACTTCAAATAATCCTGTTCCTTTAGGTCCTACTTTTAAATTTATATTAGAATCACCACCAGTTGCTTGAATAGATGGTGCACTACCTGTTGCAGCATTTGTTATATCTATTTGGTTTACTGCAGATGATGTTGTTTGAAAAACTATTTGTTCGTTACCGTTTTCATCATTAATTCCGTGTGCATCATCAAATGCAATATTAAAATCGTTTGTATCTAAATCTCCACCTAATTGTGGTGATGTATCATCAACAACATCTCCACCAGTTTGAATCTCAATCATTTTAGGATCTGTTGTATCTGGATTACCAGATGCAAAAATTATAGCTGTTTTTTTCTGTGTTGCTGAAAAAGTAAATGTGTCTCCTGAACCAGATGCATATTTAAATTGCACTGTATAAGCACCTGAAGTTGCATTTTTTAAAATATAAAAATTTTGTACGTCGTTTGGAATTGTAACAATTTGATTACCTGTGATTGAACCAGTAAATTCTATCATTCTGTGTGCAAGTTCTGCGCCAGTTGATCCGTCACTAACAGATAAAGCTGTGGTTTGTGCACCACCGGCTATAGATTTTTGTATAAACCCACCGGCTATTTGTTCAATAAGTTGTAAATTAGTATTAGTTTTTGTTCCCCATGTACCAGCGTTTTCACCGGTTGCTTGAAGTTCTACACCTAAAGGTGTGTATGTTGATGCCATAATTTTCTCCTATGCAGCGTCACTATAACTTGTATTTGATCCAGTTGCAACATCCGAATATGTATCGTTCGAGCCTGTTGAAACATTACTATAAGATGTATTTGAACCAGTGTCAACATCTCCATATGCAAATATATCAACCGATCCTACGCTTAAACTAGCAGATTGACCTGTCAATCCAACCTGTATATCCACTACAGATACTGAGCCAATACTAGCACTAAAAGATTGACCTGATATTCCAAGAGTCATGTCATTAGGATCTAATGTTCCAACACTAGCTGTTGCAGATAATCCTGTAGGTTGAGCCACAGCACCACCTAATCCAACAATAGAGCCCAATTGAGATTCAAATTGAACACCTGATAATACAGCTGTATTATTTGGTGCAACTGCTGTACCCAAAGACGCGGACATTGAAAATCCTGTTACATCAACTTGGTTACTAGAAAATGCTATTGCAGTTCCTTGTGATGCAGTAAAAGATACACCAGAAATAATAGCTGTTGCATTTGGTAATGTTACAGTTCCTTGACTTGCTGTAAAACTTTGACCTGATAAACCTACAACTTGGTCTGCAACACTAGGACTTCCTAATGCAAAAGATGCAGATACACCTGACATTGAAACATTAGCATCTGATTCTACCGCTAATGATCCAACACTAAATGATGCAGAAACTCCTGACGGTTCTACAACAGCGGAACCGATTCCAGACGCTGCAGTTGTTGCAGCTGAGAAAGATACACCTGATACAGAAACATCCGCACCAAGACCAACTGTTGCTGCAAACTCTCCCCATGCACCACGACCATAAAGATTATTGCCCCAACCCTCTATACCTAAATCTGTTTCTATTTGAAAACCTGTAACACTAATTGTTACATCGTTAAGATCATTCCAAGAACCGTGGTTCCAAGTTTGAGCACCCCAACCTGCTCCTAATTGAGTGCTACCACCCCATTGTGACTGGTCCCAGGTTAGTCGACCCCATCCTGAAGATACCGACATGGTCGGCCTCCTATGCTAATCTAATGATTGCGCTACTTGAATCTGCTGTTGGAAACTCTATTTTAAAAGTTCCATTACTAGCTGTTTTATCACCACCAAATGCAATTATACAAACAGCATCAGTTGTACTTGAACCACCGTTTGTTGTTGTATTATAAATCATTGCACCGTTTGCAGTGAAAGAAGCAGAAGAATAAGTTACATCTGAAAAATCTGTAAATGCAGTTGTTGAAGACAAAGATACACCAGAGTTTGTTAAAGTTGCTCCGCCTGCAGAGTATGCAGATCCTGATGTATTTGTTATTTCTTCTGAAGTTGAATAATCTGTAGTAGCTGCTCCTAAACTCGCACTACTATCAAATAAAGCTATTTTAAAAGTATGCCCACCTGAAGATTCAAAGCTGTGCTTACCTTGTAGAAGTTCTTGTTTAAAACTAGAACATATTGCCGATGATATTGCCATAATTAATCTCCTGTTATGGTGACGGAGAAGGAACCGGAATACGAACTGTTCCGTCCGTATAGTCATCCCTTTTACGTCTACCTAGTTGCTCTGCAGCAAACTTTTGTACTTCTTGTTTATACTTTTGTTCGTATAATGTCAACATATCCATTGGGCCTTTTAAAAAACCATAAGCTTCTACTAAACATGCATATAATAAGCCGTTTGGAAAATTTAAACTAATATAATTAGTATCATTATTTTCCAATAAATCAGGGGCTTTATCAAAATGAACTCTAAATCTGTACGTAGTATTAGGAACTGGAGCAAAAGCTATACGTCCAGATGTAGTATCCGATTCTCCTGTAGCACCACCAAACATTGCATAATATTTAGGTTGACCTTGAGCAGCTGAAGTTCCAGTCACATCTTGGTATTCTTGTAAATATGTATAATCTTTTTTCTCTAACCATCTATTAGCTCCTGTGGTTGCAGATCCATTTGTATCATAAACTTGTATGCCTCTAATAAACACTGCTCCTGCGGGACAGTTAATAGATTCTTGTCCAGCAACTAAATTACCTAGTTGTTGTTTTCTATTTGCATCTATTGGAACATCTCTAAATATTTTATATTGAGCATTTAAAATAATATTTTCTAAAACAGCATCTGTTAAAACATTTGAATCTGTTTCAGTATAACTTAATATTTGTGTTTTTAATCCTGATGCACTTAATCCTGCCATTATGCTGATAGTGTTACCGGACCTGCCGATAAACTTCCTCCTCCAATATTTGTACTTGCAGTTGCTGTTCCAGCAGCTGTAAATGTATAATTATTAGCATCAACTTTGGTAATTGTAAATCCTGCAGATTTATTTATATCTGTGCTTGTTATACCAAAAGAACCTTCTCCATTTCTAAATCTTACCGTATCGCTAGTAGATCTACCATGGTTTTCTTCAAATACAGTTACTGTTGTAGAACTATTTGTAATTTTAAAAGGATTTAAAGTTAAAACTCTAGCTACTGCAGGTTCTGTTCTGTCAGGTCTTGCATTTAATAAACCTTGTGCATCTGCTGAATGTGGTTTCGGTTCTAACTGTGGGTGTTTCTTTTCAAATTCTGATATATGAACTCTAGAACCATTCCATTCAATAACCATTTCTGAGTATGGAAATTCTTGTCCAGATCTGTCTGATATAAATTTTGCATGTTTGCCTGAAGATAATGCCATTATGCCTCCGGATAATAAACTTTAGGACTAATATATGTACTAGATGAAGAACCATCTTCAGCTAAAGCTCTTTGTAATTCATCTTCGTATAATAATTTTAATTCTTGGACTCTTTGTGGTGCATTTTTAATAGCAAGATAATAAGCTAATCCTGCACACATACATGGAACAAATCGATAAGGCACATCAGCTGCATTTGTATAATCTCCAGCGTCTTGAATTCTTTTTACATAATAATAATTTATAAATTTACCTGCTTCACTAGATCCAGGTGTTAGATATAAAGTTATTGTAACTTTATCTATAAATCTTTGAACAAAATATTGTGATGGTTGACCTGTAGAAGTTTTATTTGATTGAGCTTGATATTGAGATCTATTTATTTTTGTAAGCGGAGAATCTACATTAGAACTTCTATAAGAAGCTTCTAATACATCATCTACACCATATACAGCTGTTGCATCGGAAGTTCCATCATCTGTTGATCTAAACATTGTGTATGTTGCTTGATCTGCAACTAAAGTAATGTTGTTGTTTGCAACTTCCCAATAATGAAGACCTCTGTTAGCCCATTCTTGAAAAAGAATATTAAGAGATCGTCTTGCAGATTTAAGTTGATAACCTGAAACGTTTTGTTGTCCAATACGCTCGTAAGCTTCTTCTACTATTTCATCAATAGAAAAATTTTTATCAAACGTTGCTGTACCCGAGGTAGTGTTAGCCATTTACCCTCCTACTTATCAATCAATAAAGTAGCTGCATCTATGTTTGTAATAGTAGAGACTTTCATTCCACCTGGAAATAAGATCCCATCTTCAGGAATGTTCATTGAAAAAACATCTCCATTAGGAACGTCAGCTTGAAACAAAGTCGCGCTATCTGTATTGTCTTGAAGAATTATAGTCCCAGCACCACCTGCATCAGACGCAAGGACAATTCCTCTTAGTCTTGTTCTTCCTGCAAATACTGCTCCAGTAGCTGTAACTCTAACTGCTTTTACATCGCCCTTCATATTTTTATTCTCCTTAAAATTTAAGTGTGGGCCCGAAGGCCCACACTAAATTGATTATTAACTTACTGCCGCGCTAAACGGAGTTGCTGGTGTTCCAGTACAACCTGAAATCACATCAACTTTCCATTTACCTGAAGCAATAACTGTACATTCGATTTTTGCAAATGTTACACCACCTGTATCAGTACCATTTAACGTGATAGTGTCAGATGTTGAAGCTGTTTCAAAACCAACCATATTATCAGATGTGTCATCAATAAATGATGCACTTCCAATCATAACGTCTGTTGCGTTTGCAACTTGTACAACTAAATTTCCAGTCTTCGTAATTGAAGAAAAGATTTCAAATTTTGCACCAACATTAGATAGGTTGTTTAGATCAGCACCTGGTCCTGCAACTGCAGAATCAGAATTTGCATTTGTCGCTGGTAATGTGTAAGTCACCGCTCCTGCTGCATCATTGTGTACAATTTTACCT